GCAACATAACTATGAATGTCATAACTAGGAGTTGTAGTACCTATACCTATTCTGCCTGTTACGTTAATACCTGTATTTATAGTCTCCAGCCTTTTACTGCCGTTGTGATATAGCTCTACTGCTCCTCCTTGAATAAATGCAGCCATAGTAGTGGTGTCAGTATCATCTCTTATGAAAACATCATCTTGTGATAAAAGTTTTATATCATCACCAGCACCTTTTGTTGATATTAATAAATCACCAGTATGATTTTCTATATGCCCATTATTATCACTGGTAGTATGTTTAATAACTATATCTCCACCAGTTGCATTACCAAACCGTAGTTGGTCATTGTCATCAAAACTAATATTATTACCATTAGTATCTAAGTTACCGCCTAGCTGTGGTGAGGTGTCATTGACCAGGTCAGTAACTACAGCAGACCAACTTAAATTACCATTGGCATCTGTTTTTAAAAATTGACCATTAACAATATTATTTGGGAGCGTTAATGTGTAGCTTGCATTTGCACTATGCGGTGGGGATTTTAGCTTTACACCATGACTATTCTGACTACAGTTAAGCTGCAAGTACCCATCAGAAGATCCATCACCTTTTACTTCTAGTCCAGGAGCAGATGATGTAGAGACAAGACTTAATTTACTGCCTTCTATTCCAGCGGAAGATGATATATCAGCATTAAGGATACTGCCATCAATAATCATTGCTGACGTTATTGTGTCGTTGCTGGGAGTTCCAATGTTTACAGTAGAACCAAGAACTATTGCAAAATAATCTGACCCATTTGCAGGGGCGGCAGATAATTTAATTGTGCTGCCATCTAACGCAAAACCTTCTGACGGTGTAGATGTACCACTATTCGGCTTTTGTATTACACCATTAATACTTAAAATTATTTGCTGTGCATTACTTGGTGCATTTGTAATTGTAAAATTTTGAGTACTGCCATCAAATGCAGGGCTAAGTGTAGATATAAAGAAGTTACCAACAGATTGTGCTTCTTCAAAAGCGCCTGATACTGAGTTATAAACTAATAATTTCTGAGTAGAAGTATTAAATATTAAATCCCCTGCATCATTATTGCTTGTAGGATTAGAAGAAACTACTCTATATCTAGCGTTAAAATCATTTATATCATCAGATAATTGCAGTACATCTTCTTCTTTTGCCAATAACTTGTGATAATTATATTCTTGTGCAGCACCAGTAGAACTGACAAGTAATCCTAAATTTGGAGACAAGGTTTTATTTCTCAAACTTGCTGGAAAGTTTTTAATAGTAACATTGTCAGAACCACTTCCTACTGTCCTGGCATTACTTGCTTCTCCAGCATTATTAATAATAAGACCATCAGCATTGGAAATACTTATAACAACACCTGATACTGGTTGTGTTGCAGGGAAACTATCTTCATCCGCTATAACTTCCAATCCACCAACAGGAGCTATTTGATTAGCTACAAAATCTACAACAGCACCAGAGGTAGGAAAATGAGCATCACTATTTGTAATAGTGGTTTGCTTATCCATTCCTGATATTTGGTTTAAATCATTTACATCACCTGTAAAACCATCTAATTTATTCAGTTCAGAAGTATTTGCCGTAACTCCATCTATAACTGCTTTTTCTGCATCAGTTAATGGATTTGTATTAGCATTAGATTCATATTGTGTTTTAATAAAAGACGCATTTATACTGGCTAATTTTGTTTTTTCTGCATCAGTAAAAGCATTAGTGTCGTTTTGTGACTCATATAATGATTTAATTTCAGATCCAGTTTGATCATCTTTTGCTGACGATTCGATGTTTGATAGCTTTGTTTTTTCTGCATCAGTAAACGCATTAGTATCGCTTTCCCCTTCGTACAATGACTTTATTTCTGCACCTGTCTGATCGTCCTTAGCTGACGATTCAATTCCGTCTAGTTTGCTTTTATCACTAGCTGATAACGTACCAGGGTTAGACCCAGAAGCTGCCTGCACCTTAGATCCAGCAATGTTTGCACTTGCATTAATGTCCGCATCAACAATAGTTCCGTCTAATATTTGTGCCGATTGAATACTACCAGTTCTTTCCAGGTATGCTTTTGTTACTGCATCCTGTGCATTGGTAGGGTCACTAACATTCTTAACTTTATTATTACCAGCATTAAGATCTCCTGTCATAGCCTGACTACCATCAGACCTGAATTGCGTAGCACTTAAAGTTGCAACATTATTAGTAGCTGTAGTAGATGCGGTTTCAGCAGATATGGATTTAGCAGCAGATAAATCATTCTTATCTTGCTGCTCCTGGACAACAAATAAATTCTGTAAATTTGCATTATTTAAGTTATCACCAATAAGGTTTGATCCATCTGCAAATTCAACAATCTGACTACTATCAGGAGTATCTCTTTCAAGAGTTAAGACAACACCATTAGCTAAATTATGCGGATTTCCAGTAGCTGTTCCTGAGTTTATTGTTGAACCTATTAATTGTATTGTTGTATCGCTAGTGAAGTTATAATCTGTTCCGCTTACTAATAATGCTGTTTGTGTATTGGCTAAAATATCACGACCATAATAAACTTTTATATGATCTTTAAGAATGTAATTAAAAGGAATTGTGAAAGTATGTTGTGGACTTCCAGAATTTCCAGTAAAGGTGGCATAAGAAAGTGGCATCTACAACCCTAATGGTTAAATGTCGTATCTTCTTAGGTCGTGGTTTTTGCTGCTAAGTACAGTTCAACGCTATTGTAACCTTATTTTGACTCAAGAACAGGATTTTGGCTAGATAAATTATTTACTGTAGCTTTCGCTTCTGTTAAAGCCTGATCTCTTAGCTCAATCTCTAGCATATTAGTACGTTCTTGCCATTTTAAAGCTGCGGCAGAATCACTTCTACCTATAGCATCTGTTGTAATCAATTCATAATATTTCTTTAGTTGAGCCATCATTAAGTATCCAGGCATCCTTTTTAAATCTGCATTAGTTTTATCTGCCACTCTTACATCAGCAGTAGTTGTTGGGTCTGCTTGCATGTTTATATATATAGGATCATTCATTAGTGACCTGGCAGCATCTATAAATATTCTGCCGTTACCTTTTTCGTCAAATACATGCTTTTCAAGTAACGGATTAATTTTTATATCCACTATTTCTTTTGATGTTTTCTGTCTAATTCCTAAACTTTTTAAATTTACAAATACAGGTAAACTAATTCTTATTGACTTGTTAGACCCACCTAGTTCTGCCCTTGCAACTGGCCCAAGCATAGGTACACCATTTGCTCCTGGAGCAATAGACCCATAAGTATCGTTAAATTCTTTTTGTAAATCATCGTCCATTGGTACATCCATTAATCTTTTTCTTAACAATGGATTTGGTGGTTCTAATAGCTCCAGCATTTGCAATTCAGCATATACTTTATCGTTTGGATGCAAATGAGGGAAAAATCTATGTTCTAAGTAATGAACAAGTTCCATACCAAAAGGCAATTTTATGTTAGACCCTAACCAATCTTTATCTTTGTAAGAACCACCAGCTACACCAGCAAGACCTGTCACGCTATATGCAGCATTTTTTAAAAATCTTTCTGCATTTTCTAAAACACCAATATCATATATTTCTTCATCTTTTTTAGTTATTTGTGCATCTCTATATAAATCAGATTTTTGTGAGTTTGTTGCTCTTTCTGTGCTTCTTATAATTCCTATGCCTGGTATTTGACTGCCACCTATATAACCAAATAGATTCATCGGCCTTCTTCTTCCGTACTGATCACCATAAGCAAGGTCAAATATTTGTGAAATAGTACCTAAAGACGTATTTCTAACAATGTTTCCTACTAATACATCTAGGATTGCACCAGCTATTTTCTTTTTGTCAAAATCACTTCTCACCGCTGTTTGCCCAGAATCAATTATGTCACTTATCAAAAACATAGTATTAACAATAGGTAAACCACCAATTAAAGGTACACCAAACATGCTGTTAGGTTTCTTGCCTTTTGCTTTTAGTTCTGTAAGCCATGCCGCCCTTTCTGTAGGATTTGTTGGCCCATTACCTATTATCTGATCATTAGCTTTTGCTATAAGAGCCATGCTCCAAATGTGCATTGCAAGTATTGCATCGGATTTTGCACTAGCTATCTGTTCTGGACTTAACCTTCTAGCACCAGTAGCGTGACCTATCCAATCATTAATACTTGCAAAACCAAGACCTTTCATGTCTAACGAAACACCTTTCATTGGTGCAACAAGGTATGGTGCAATAGTAATGTCAAACAATGGAGATGACTGCCTAGCTCCATTAACAACTTCATAGAATTTTTTACCTAAAAAGTTACCCTCGCCAGGAGGACTTTGAAATCTCATGTCTTGTGAAAACTCAGACGCACCTCTGCTAAGGTCATCTAAATTAACTGGCCCTCCATAAGTGTTAGCAACTCTAGTTTCTATAATTTCATCGGCAACAGCCCTATCATCCATTATTCCAGGTGGAATATTTTGTTCTTGTCTATAAGCTTTTATCTGTGCTTCTGTTGGGTCTAATTTATAAAATTGTTCTGCAAATTTATCATTTACATATTTGTTTATTGATTCTTCGTCAAATAAACCTAGCTGAACTCCATTTCTTCTAGCTTGTATTTCTAAATCTGTTCTTAATTTATAGACATGATAGCCGTAACCAAAGGGTGCATCTAAAGCTGCTAGTGCGGAGAATCCTGGTCTTAATGCCGCTGGGTGTTTTGTCTTTCTAAATAACCATAAACGTGTAGCAGCATGTATTTCTCTTCTGTATTTTTCTGGATTTAAATAACTTTTCCAATTTCCTTCTACATTTAAATCAGCTTCTAGTTCAGCAATTCTCTTTTCTACTGGTTCATAAAACTTACCATAAGTCTCTACATTGCTCGAATAAAACATTCTGTCACCTTTCCAGGCATCCATAAACAATTCTTTCCCTGACTCCCTTACAGCTTTATATGCAGCAGCGTAACCTTTCCAGTTTGCCTGCCATGCTTCCATAAAACCTTGTGATAAAGATGTTCCGTATGGTCTGTAAAAAGTGTTTTTGTATAAAGCATGATACGGCCCTCTTATTGCCATAGCTACATTAGAACTAAAAGCAAGGCCCATAGTTCTTAAATTAAATAATTGGGAATCTTTTGCTAATAAATTTGTATGTCTAAACCTGGCATCTTTTACCATTTTAGGATCATATCTTTTTCTAACGTCTGTACCTTGTATTCTTATATTATTTAATTCAAGATTTAACTGACCCATCGCCTCTTTTGGTCTTGTTATATTTTCGGAAGCAGCAGTAATTACTCTTGATATAGATTCTTCCTCTGTTGTGTCGGTAATCTTTTTGCCCTGGATACCTAAAGAATCTACATAAGCTTCAGCAGTTTTTATATTGTCAGGTATAACAGACCCAGCATCATTCACTACCTCTAACTGGTCAGGAAATAATCTACCTTGCTGTGCTCTACCAGCTTTAGACCATTGGTTTCTATAAAAATCATAAGTAGCTTCACTCATTAAAGCTAACTTGTAAGTATTGAAAGTTTTGCCTAATAGCTCTGCTGGTACTTCTGCATTAGGATTTCTTTCCATAAATATATCAATATCATCAACAGCTTTTATATAAGCTTCTTTGCCTTTGTCATGAAACCATCTAGCTCTAACCAAGTCTTCTACAAATGTTTTATCACCTTCAGTTAGTTTATTAACAGCATCTAACGCTTGGTTTATGTTTAATTTACCGTCATAAGCGTCCGATAACATTTGAGCACTTTTTAATGGATCAGAATTTAAAAATGCAAACCTGGAATCTAATGTATCTTTGCCAGCTCTTAATAATGCCTGCGAATAATTAGCCCAATTAGCTACAACATCTTCTGGCCTATCTCTTAATTCTTTTACAAAATTAGTAGGTTGATTCTGCGGAATACTTACACCTGGTTTCTTTTTAGCTTCTATAGATTGTTTAATAAATTTTTGTGTTTCTAAATCTTCTAAATATTTAGCAGTACGATCCATTGCATCCAGGAACGTATCATCATTTGGCATTTGATTAGACATTTGTATTGTCTTCATCCTTGCTATCTGCTCGTCAACTTCTGCCTTTTTTCTTATTAAAGATTGACGTTTTTCAAATAAATCATCACATTTAGACATTAGATACAACCTCCTTTTGCTACAGAATCATTCCAACCGTTAAGCATATTCTCATATTCAATCTTTTTAGTGACCAAATAATCATTAATACGCTGCGTTAGCTCAGGGATGCTTCGATCTAATTCAGCATCCATTTTACCTATCATGGTTTCTAGTTGTATTGGTGTAAGTTTATTTACTTTTGACTTCCTTGCAATAGCACCGCTTGCTGCTAACTCAAAAACATCAACATAGGTAGGATCTTTTTTTAGTATTAATCTTAATTTTCTACCAAATTCATTTAAATATTTTTTAGCTCTTTCAAATACAGCTTTTAATCCACCGTCTTGTAATTTTACTGTCCTGTCGCTAAACCATTGACCAAATGCTTCCGCTTGTATTTCTTTATTGTTCATACCAGGTTGAAAATTACCCTGAGATCGTTTAATAATAGAAATCATCTCTTCTATAGCTTTTGGCTGTTCTAAAGCATTAGCTAACCTTTTATCACCTAAATTATTTAACATAGCCTGCACAGCATGAAATGCTTCATGACCAGCATCAGCAAAAAATCTCCTACCTTTCTGTGAAACACCTGATAACTCGCCTCCTAAACGTCTTCTCAAATTTCCATGAAGAGACAAATAAATCGAACCTCTCATTGCGCCCTGATAATCAGGAGGAACAAATATTGCCGAAGTTTGACCCACCCCCATATTACTTAATGGATCAGAAGGATTTCGAGCCATAAAAGTAGCTATGTCAGGCCGCCATTGTGCAGTAGATCTTACATTATCTTCAAACGAAAACATTTGATCCATATTAAGTTCATCTAAAAATTTAACTTTGCCTGGTTCTATACCAGAAATAATCATCGCTTCTTTTAAAGCTTTATTTGCTTCATAAGCCAACTCTTTGCTTTGATTCAAAATACCTTCTGCATCATCTGCAATACGCTGTCCATAATCAGCAAGTTGATCCATTTGGTTAATTTTTAACCTTTGTTTATACAACTCTAATGCTCTCCTTACGTTTGCCTCGTTATAAGTACCGCCAGTAAAATCAACATTTGGAGCAAAACTCATGCTTGGTGCTTCAAAGAATCCCTGGTCAGGTACTTTTATGACCATACCCGCAGCATTGTTTGCAGCAGCACTACCAGTTTCTTCTTTTACATAGTTTTTTACAAATTGATGCACCTTGCTTCCATGTGCTCTTGCCTTGTCAGGATCTACACCTTGCTGTTTTAGCATTGCAATTATGTCATCTTCTCTTGCAGATTTTTTAGCTTTACTTCTAATAATGTATGCAACCCTATCTAAATCATTATCAAATTCAATTTCACCTAAACCGTAACGAGGTTTCATTCTTGCAAATTCATTAGGTAATTTAAATCCTTGCGTAGTTTTATTGTTTAATTCATTTAACACCAGGTCATACTCTGCTTGACCTATTAATCTTGGATCTAAACTATTAGACGCATTTGCTTCTAACTCTTCAATTCTTTTCAATTCTGCTTCAAATATTTGATCACCTATTTCTTCGCCATCTTTATATATTTTATTTAAATTTTCATCTGAAACTAAATCTAATCTTGCTTGTTCGGCTTTTTGTCTAGTTTCTACATAAGGGAATTGATTTCTTTTTCTTTGTATATTGCCTGCAACTCTTTTTGTAAGTGGATAGCCACCTTTTTCTAACTCTAATTTTTTAGCTTGTAATTGATCTACGGATAAAGTAGGAATTTCTTTTTTTAACTTATTAATAGGATCAGTTTCCATTTGCCTAACAAATTTTTTGCTACTTTCTTCCATAATTTTTAAAAAATCTTTATTCTTTTTCTGCTCGTAAGTCATATTATCCCAACCTATTTCATCCCTTTTGGCAGCAACACGATCTGCATTTATAGCGTCATCTAAAGTTTTGTGTTCATCGCCAAGTCTTAATTCGTCACTAAACAAACGTATTGCATCGTCACTTGCTTCTATCTGACCTTTTTCTATACCTTCGTCTAGCTCTTTAATTACTTTGCTGATGCTTACGTCTGACGGCTTAGGAGTTTGTATTAAAGGTGTACTAGGAGGCCTTACTTCTCCATTCATTGCAGCTTTTTTAATTATATTGTTTATCATTGCCTGCCTACTAGGTAATTCTGTTGCAGTAGGTAATTCTGTTTGTATTTCAGGTGTTTTAGTAGGTAAGACAGGATTATCTAATATTTCATTTATTATTTTTGGCTGTATTCTTCTTGTGACTACTCCAACTTTTGCTCCCTGACCAATCTGTTCTGCACCTTCGTTTAATAATTTGCTTATATTTGTATCTGCATATTTGTCAGCATCAAACTGTGCTATTGCAGATTCAGCAAAATTCTTTTGATTTGCAGCTTCAAACCTGTCAATTTTACTACCAGCAGCCTCTAGTCTATCTGCACCTTGACCAGCTCTTCTAAATAAATTACGATCCTGAACTAAATTTCTTCTAATAGATGCTGCTAACTGGCCCTTCTCAATCATTAAATTCAACATTTCTGTATTACCAAACAAATCAACTTGGCCGCCTTCTGCTGTAGGAGCATTTTTAGCTTGTTGCAATACTTCAGAAAAAGTTGCGTCAGTTACATCTTTCTTTTGTAAAACTTTATATGCAGTTTGCATGCCAGTTTCATCAAGACCACTACCACCAAGCAAGAATCCTCTGTTTTGTGATATTTTGCCGTCTAATACGTCCTGGTAAATATTTTGCGGCAACTTGCTAAGAGCTAAACCTTTAGCTCCTAAACCAGACTTTAACGGAACTCCTATATCTGTTAATTGCTCTGGACTTGTTATGTTTGATTCTTTTAAGAAATTAGCAGCATCAAAAGGAGTGCCACCACCTTGAGCAATATTAGTTAATGCTCCTTGTTGCCTCGCAGTTATAGCATCTGGAGCATCTAAAAATTCAACTTTAACTGAAGGTATGCCTAATTCTTTTGCTTTTTGCAATCTGTTATGTCCATTAACCATATTAACTATTCCGTCTGAATCTTCCCATACCTGTACTACACCTTCTGCATCGTTATTCCATTTTTCTACACCTTCTAATGATTGACCTTTTTGTACTCCTTGAGCATCAACACCGCCTTTATATTGAAACCTAACTGGATCTAACTTTATTTCATTTACATTAATATATGGCATGCCCATTAACCTGTTAGGCATTAATGTTCTGCCTTCACCTTCTAATTTTTTAATACCATTAACAACATCTACTCTTGTAAATTCTTCAAATTCTTTGCCTGTGGCATCTGATATTACGTCAAACAACTCTGTGCCATTTTTAGGATTTGCAAGAGACATTAAATTATCTGTTGGCACTTGTCCTATACGAGCATTAATATCAGTTATTGCAAGGCTTTCTGTCGGTGCAGATACATCGCTATATCTTAAAGGTTGTTGATCACCGTCACCAGCTCTTTTAGATATTTGTTCTATTACTTCAGGTATGTTTGTTTCTACCTTATCAACTTCTGCTATTAATGTATTATCTAAATTTTGTAATGCCTCTTCAACTGAATCTGATTCTGGTGTTTTTGCTGTAACTTTTTCAGCATTAGTGCCATCAGGATCTACGTTTTTTGTGAAAGCAAATTTACCACCAGCATCCTCTGTGATAATTCCATTAGCTTTTTGCGTATTTCTATACATCCTTCTTGGGGTAGTCATAGATTCCCCTTTTAATGCTCTTTTAGCTTCCTGAAAAAGTTTTAATTCTTTTGCTCTTTTTGCAAAAAGCTGTTTTAACGGTATTGCATTTAAGCCAACCGCAGCCGTAGAAGAAAGAGCTAAATTATATCCAAAAGCAGCATTTGATGCCTCAGAAAAACTCATTCCAGGTTTAGTACCAAAGTTTCCTCTATTGTCATCTAAGAATGTGCTTGGTATTTCATCAATGGCATTTATTGCAGCAACCCTACCTATTGCCCTCATAAATGTTTTTGCTTTTGTAGGATCTAAACCTTGAACTGCTTTAACAACAAAAGGAATCTTAGAGGCACTTAGTAACGCTCCAGCAGGGATTGTAGCAGCCGCTAAATAAGCATTTAACATTAAAGATGACCTAAAATCATCACCTCTTTTTTCAGCGGTTGTCATTTCTGAAGGAGGCTTAAAACCGCCTGCTTTATATCCACTTTCTACAAATTCGTCCGCACCTCTACCTATTGCATAATCTGTATAATCTCCTTTTCTCATGTCAGTAATAGCCTTTGTAGCATTACCAATAGCTTTGATTGTTCCTAAAGCATAAGTATTATCTAAATGCTCAGGCAAAGTTAATTCAGCTTGTAAATGCAATAATGAACCAAATAAATCACCAACATCACCGCCTGTAACATTACCTTTTTTTACTTTGCCAGCAAAATTTTTAACTGACTCTAATGCTGCACCACCTCTGCCTTCTGTTACATCCCACCAAGGATGATCAAGTTCTCCTTGTTTCTTCTCTGTTTCTTCCTCAACTTCTGCTACAAGAGTTTCTTCTTCCTCGACAGGTTTAGTAATTAATTCATTTGTGTTTGGATCTTGTTCTAATGGCATGACTTAACCTCTGTAAATAAATCGTTTTGGTGCTGTGCCACTTAAAACATAAGCAATGTAATTAGTAGCATCAGATAATTGACCTGTTCCTGGAGAAAACCCTTTAGCTGAATCTTTTAATCCTTTCAGCTTGTTTCCTTTTCTTAAAAGAAAGTTTTTTGTGTCTTCATTAGGATAAAACTCTTCATCTTTATAATGCTCTAAAGTATCAATAAGTAACTGATATGGCGAGATATTGTATTTATTTGCTGCTGATCGCATAGGTACAGGTATAGGATTTCCCTCCATTACCAATTTCAATACTTTTTGTGTGCTTTCTTTATTAAATAATGGAAACTGTTTATAGTCGTTTTTTTCTATTCTTGACATAGGAATTGTATCTCCCGCACCAAGACTGTAAGCGGGTGGAATATCTATTTGTTTTTGATCTTTTTTTTGTTTAACTTTTGGTAAAGGAAACATATTTTTTATAGCTTCTTTGTCTTTATTAAATTCAGTAATACTTTTAACAATTACTTGTGTTTGCTCTGCTGGATCTAAATTACCTCTTTGGTTTATTTCGTTAGTTAAATCTGCAAATACTTTATCCTCTAATGTTCCGCTATAAGTCATAGCTCCTCCCTGCTGAAGTGGCTTTAAATTACTTATGTAAGCATCCATATCAAGTTTGCTTAAGTCTAAATTTTTATCCAAATACAAAGGGCCAAAATCTTTGTAGTAAGTATCTACTTGTAACTGCGTAGCTTCTTTTATTTTTTTATTAATTATGGTTGTTTCGTACGCACCACTAGCTTCAGATCTTTTTTGTCTTGTCATGGTTGCAAATTCTTGCCATTTCTTTGTTTTATATGCTGCTAATTCTGGTGGAATACCAGCTAATGCTTCAGTTAATTCTTTTCTAACTGCAACTTCATCGTATTTAACCCCATGCCTGCTTTGATTTAATGCAAATATTTCTTCTACAGGTGCAGTATTAAATGTAGTTTTTGCAGCAGTTTCATCTAACTGATCTATTTCCTGGAACAGTTTTATTCTTTTAGCATATTGCAAGCTATCATCTGATAATAATTCAGCTACAGCAGCGTTATATTCTGCACTACCTTTTTCTAATGGAACAATAGTTTCGGCCCATTTAAGAACAAAATCTTTTTCTGCCGCCTCTTCTCTTCTTTTATTTATTTGATGTGCAGCATTACCAATTTTATTAGATTCAATAAGAAAATCTGCACCAAACATTTCACCAGCAGTAGTTATTTTTGTGACATTACCTTCGTCATCTGTAACCATGTGTACTGGCACACTTTCTAACATTCCTAGATAACTAGCAGCTCTTTGGGAATGTTTATTGTTTGGATCTATAGCTTCTACTTCAAGCTGTGCTCTTAATGCCAATAAAACATCCTTTTTAAATTCTGTTGGCTCTAAAGGTAAACCTAATTTTTTTACCTGGTCATTAAGAATAGTTCCTAAACTTGCTACTAAATCATTTTCTGTTAATTCTTCTTTTTTCCAATTTGTTAATGCCTGGTATAGCTGTGCTTTAGTTAATGTTTTTTGTAATTCTTTTTGAAATTTTGTATATGCTTTTAAATGCTTACTGTTAAAACCCTGCCATGACTTGTTCACAGAAGGAATTGTAAAATCAATAAAACTTGCACTTGTTTCATCAACCCCCCAATCTTGAGCTAATTGCGTAACGGCTTCTGCTTTTATTTGATCTAATCTTGGGTTTAAAGGATCTAAAGATACTATCTCTGCCGCATATTTGTTGTAGGCCCTATCCATATATATACCAGCTTCACCAGCAGCTAATTTACTAAGTTGGTCTTCTCTTGCCTTTTGCCTCCAGGGATTAACTTCATCCATCATCATGCCTGCAATGGCATCTTCCCTGGACACTTGCTTATTAGTTGCAGCGTAATTTTCTGCATTATTTATAGCTTGTTTATTGCTTAATGCGTAAGCTTTTAAAACATCATTTCTACCTTTCTGCTCTTCAATGCTTTTAACAACTGGCCCTAGCTGACTAACAGCCTGGCTTGTTTGCTTTAAAGCGTCAGATAACTGTTTAAAGCTGTTGTAGCCTTGAACATTCATCTCGTTAGATCGTTGAATAATATTGACACCTTTTGGAGTCGGCATTTCTACTAACTTAGGTGGTGCAGCGGGCTGTTCTGACCTATAAGACAAAAATCTATTTACTGGCTTGGCAGTAGGATTTAATTGATTTTTTGGAAGTTCTTGTACCATTACGCTTTCAACGCTCCATAAGTAGATAACCCAGCAGATAAACCACCAGCAACAGAACCAAGTAATGCTGCCCCTGCACTTGGCCCGCTGCCAACCATTGATGGCCCTGCTGGGCCAATTAAAGTAGGCAATGGAGCAAATGGTGGAATAGGATCAAGATACTCTTGCTGTTGATAAAACTGCTGACTATTGTATTGATTTAAAAATTGAGATACAGCACCAGCTTGCTGCCTGTTGTATTGACCTTCTTTGAATCCATCATTGATACGTTTTAACGTTGTAAAATCTCCTACCTGTCTTGCGTAATCATTCATCAACCTATCTACAGATGGCCCTTCAGTAGCACCCGCTGCAATAGTACTTCTAGCTTTTAATGCTTGCACATTGTATTGATATAAAGCTACGGCATCAGACATTGCTTCTTGTTGAAACCCTTGAGCAAACGCTTCGCTTGTACTTATGTAATCTGCACCAGCAGATGCCCTTGCTCTTGTAACTTCTTCTGCACTAACTATTGCTTTGCTTAATTCATAATTTCTAAGAGAATTTGTATATGCAAGACTTTGACCATAATTTATTTTTTCTCCCCAAAACCTATATTGATTATTTAAATCTGTTTGAGATGCTTGCTGCCTGGCAGACCAGGTGGCAAATTCATCAGATGCTTTTTTATAAGCTAATTTATTAACATAATCTTGTCTTTGTGCCTGATAGTTTGCTATTCCGCTTAAAAAATTAAGACCGCCAGAAACAATACCAAAACCTACTGCTGGTGCAATCATTAATTAATCCTCCAAAATTGACAAAATAAATCTCTTGAATGGCCGTAAGGTCTTGGGTCTTCTACCGTAAAACCAAGATGTTTTAACCATTTTATTGACGATTTATTTTTATGATACACCCAATTACCTATAGGTTTTCCTGTTTTATCTAAACAATATTCAACCCATTTACGCCCATCAATACATAATTTTTTCCTATGATTTTTTGTAGCAGTCAATCCGTCCGTACCTAGTAGCCAAATAGATTGATTAGTGACACCAGTTAAGCCAACTGGATCTCCATTGTCTCCTTCTATGGCTCTGCAAATATCAGAATTTTTAGCACTTTCCATAACAGCAGTTAAAGGATCTAGGTCATGACTTAGACGTACTTCTAGTTCATCGGCCTCTCTCATTGCTAAACCAATTTCCTGTATAACTTTTTCGTTAGGCTCTATCCATTTCATCGCAATGACCTCGCTTTACCTGTAATTAAGGCAGTCCATTCACAAGTAGAAAACTTACATGGATGCGGTGTGTCATTCTTTATTTCAACTACACATCTTTCTCCCCTGGACATTATGGGTATAGTAAATACACCTTCTTTAAACCTGTTGTCATCAGGGTTGTATCCGTTAGGCAATGCAGAGCCTATTAAAGATATACGGCTACCTAATACTGTTCCGTCAAATTTATAAACAGATGTATCTCTTCTTTCTGCCGTAACTTCAATATCAAAGTATGCAGTTTCATGGTATCTAAGTTTTGCATGTCTCACCTGTGTTCTTTCTACGTTTGCAGCAGCTTTACCCCCTCCAATTTCTTTATATAATTTGAATTTTGTAAACCTGTATCTAAATTCATACTGCTCACCAAAGAATATTGGAGCACCAGCCCAATTTCCAGAAGCAGTTATTGAAGTACCAGAAGTTATTGTTGACAGTAAAACACCGCCATTAAAAGTAGTATGAAATCCTGACCATGCCTGAGTAGTGGCAGCAGCAGCAAAAGGTAAAGTCCAGGTGGTTGTGTTTGCAGTAGGGTTATAAGTTCCAGAAGCCACTCTCATAGATGCTGGAGTGTCAGTAGTTGTAGATACCCTACGATCTAATAACAATGGATATGGGCTGCCAGAAGGGGGTTCTGGGCTACGATCTTGTACTGGTATCTTTTCTAAAAATACTTTTGTGCCATATCTCATTAAACAAAACAAGGTTTCTCTAATACATAAAACTTGTAATATTTCATCTGCTCCAGCAAAAGTCCAATGACTCCAGCTTGACTGTGCTCTTTCTACTCCACCGCTACCACTTCTAAGAAAATATTTATAAACATAAATTCTATCGGTAAAGCCTGTTTTATGACTTAATGCAAATAAAGCATTACTTGTGTCATTAACAGTAATTTTAAATACGCTGCTCGGTACATAAGCGGAAACATATCCTGTTAAATCTTGTGCATCAGCAGTTAAGGCAGTACCAGCACCACGAACACTAAACTCTCTAAATTGTGAAAAGTCACCGTTTGCCTGGCAAAATATAATACCTCCACCAGCCAGTTGTGGCCTAACATTTGTATCTATTTCAAATTGCGTTAAAACTGTTATTTGTGCTGTTGCTGGAGTTAATATTGTTTCCGCTGCATTAAATCTAAATTGATATTGAGAACTGAATAAAATTAATTCGTCCTGGTAAGGTATTGCATATTTTAAAATACTTACCCTATTGTTACTGGCTACAACATCTATAGGGTCACTATCTAAAACAGTAGTAACTGTTTCTGGAAAGAAACTAAACAATGATCTAACCCTAGAAAGTATTACATTTTCATCTGCAAGAAACCCTAGTCTGTTTTTATAGATAAATATGTCATTAATTGGATTTCCAATAAAACTTGGATCTGGAGCTGTATTTGTATCTCCCGCAATACGCTCTCCCCAACTTGGAATTTTTACTTCCCAGGCAACACCGTTTATAGTTCCTGATTGAGTAGATCCATTTGCAGGGCCAAAGAAAAATGTACCATCTGGTAATGCCACTAATAAATGAGGCATAGTATCTTTGTTTATCTTGTATTTATCGCCAGGTTTTACCGTTTCACTCCATGTACCTTCACCAAATGTTCCACTTTTAGGTGCAAAAGATACATGAAAATCATCAAAACTATTTGTTGGATCGCCTTCTATAGTGACCTGGTAATTTTCTGGAGCTATAGTTGGTAGTTCCGTAAAAGCTTGAACTTTGTCAAATATTGCAGTTATATCAGCGTTTGACCTAGCATCAGATACAGATATTGTTATCGCATTATTAGATGTGACATGTATGACAGCACCACTCCTGGAAAAACTTACGCCTGATAAAGACGAAAATCCATTAATAATGTTAGTGGCAATATCTTCAGAACTAATTCTATTTTCTGTAACCGTGCTACCACTTGCAACAACAGGTGCAACCGCAGTTTGTACCGTTACTTCCGTACCATTTATGTTTACTCTGTATGTTTGTCCGTAAGTAGCAGCTCTAACCCATATCAATGCTTCGTGAGTAGTTGACCTGGCAACAACAGGTGCAACGTCATTTGTCATTGCTGGGCTGGTAAGCGTATTAGTTATAAATGTAAAATCAGCAATAGTAACAGCTCTTAATTGAGTTTTTGCGTCAGTTATTGTTGATAGATAATTATAAGCATTGCTTGCTGGGTTTACAGTTTTTTGATTACCTTCCAAATCAAAAACTTTAATAGTATTTGATGTTATGACTGCTAAAAATTCTTCTACTTTATCTCTTAAAATACTATGAATAAAACAATCACCAAAACTACTATTAGAAACTAAACCTATTGTTTCGCTACAATCTCTTTTTCGTAAACCTTCTACGATAGAAGACATTCCATTAATTTGTATTTCTGCTTGGGAAGGATCACGTTGAGCATCAGGCTGTTGGCTTATGCCCTGAGCTAAATTTGGTATTGAATAACTTGTTAAAGAACTCATAGTCTATATGCAGTACCTATTCTTCTTGTTGCTAATCCCATCGCTGGATCATAAGTAGGAAATGGTAAGTAATTACGACCACCAGTTAATATGTTAGGCACTTCTTGCTGTTGTTCCATGCGTTCTAAAACTATTTTTGCGTCTAATTCATCTTTTGATGTGTATTTAAATAAAGCATCAGATCCTAATACACGATCAGAAAATACTCTTGCAGCTCTTATTGTTATCCATCTGTTGTAAGCTTCTGGCACATCATCCCAGGCTAGTAACCATATAACATCAGCTTTAATTTCAGTTACTGTTGATTCCATTATGTATCTTCTTTCCTGTAGATCGTATATTCTTTGACCTCTTAACTGATACCGACCAGCATATAAATAAGGATCTAAAGCAAACTGTAAAATATTTTCAGGAACTTTTATCTCTCCTGTACTTGAATCTTTTTGAAAAGGATATTGAAATTCTGTATTCCAGCTCCAACCTTTTGTCTGACCTTCTTTATGAAACTCCAGTATTGTCCTTTCAGCTTGCTTAGAATCATCTATTTGCTCTGTCTCTAAACTGTTTATGGGCTGCTCTCCAATATTTTCTAGCAAAACATTTACTGCGTCTAACAACGTAGTACGTCCTTGTGTAATTGATTGGTTTCTAATGCCCATAATTATTTACACATGTGTTGAATACATTCTACAAGAATAAGAAAAAAGAGCCAGTAAGTGACTCTTTTTAGACCAAAGTATGCAATTTGATATTAAATCAAATTTATGGAATTACAACTTTACATGCAGATTCAGCTCTTAGGACACCCATACCTAATGCTTGACGAGCAACCATTAAGTCAGCTTGATGCTGTACTCTAAATTCTTCACCTGTCATTTGTAGTTGTGGAGATAGTAGTGATACAACTCCTACAGCTTCTTTGTTAAAGATAAGACCTTTGCATTTGCTTAGGTTTTGTGCGTAATCAGAGTTATGATCACCAGCTACTAATGAATAGTTTGCCTGTGTAACGTGATTAGACATCAAGATTGGAATACCAGCAACTTGCAAGGTGCGGCCATCTGCAATAGTTCCGCTACCGCCAAAGTCAGCGTTAATAGCTCTGGATGACTGTGTAATCAAGTAATAATCTTCAGGGCCAAAAACAGCACACATGTCTTCAATGCTTACATCTTTAGATTCAAAACCAACTCTGGCATCAAAGATTGCATTAACAAGAGCATCGCCTTTTGCCTGGCGAGTAGCACCAGAGGCTGTGTAGTCTGTACCAAGTGTTATGCCTTGACCAGTTCTACCGCTGTTAGATGATTTGTTTAAAGGCTCAGTAGCATTAGAAGCAGCAGCAAAAACCATTCTTGCAACACGCTTATCGTATTCTACGGCTAAAGCTCTTCCTAATTCAGTTGTATAAATTTGTCTAACGTCAAAGTAAGACATTAATTCATCAACTTCTAAGATCGCAACGTCTGCAACCATCAATGCGTCAAGATTAATGATACGCTCATTTAAATCTGAAGGATCGTTGCCGTCACCTGTAATGACAGTACCTGGTTGATGATAGGAGGCACTTAGCTTGCCTGTAATTGGGAAGGCCACGGATTTGCCTCCTCTTATGTTTCTTTCTCTAGTTTTGCCTTTAAAAACGCAAGCTCTTTCAAAAGCATCGAGAACCTCGGCAGAGCCAAGTTTGAGCATTAACGCTCTGTCTGTATCAAGACCAGTAGCCCCAGCTTGCCAGGTGGCAGCAGAACCCTTAATCTGACCCAGACGGCTTAAAGTTACAGCCATGTGGATAAAAAATTAAATTTACAAAATACTTTTAGTTCGCCTAATTCAATAACATCCACAGGTTATCCACCTAAGCGGGCCTGGTGCTTGAAATGCTAACTGCTTTTAATATACTAAAAAACGTCAGAATTGAGTAGTATTTTTGCAACTTTGTCTCTATAAGCTTCGTCAACGTCATATAACCTTTGACCTTTACTGTTAGTTTTATTCATTGCATCTAAAACCTGTTGCTTGCTTTCATATCTATTTTCCGTTGGTACATTTCCACCTCCATAAAGTTTTGGCTCAACTACAGCTCCAGGAGATTTCATTTGTGACTGAAAAAATTTTAACGCCCATGTAGCAGCTTCTTTGTTTGTATCTGCTATTTGGTTGTATTGATCCAATACATCTTTATCAACATTTTTTTCAGCCCATTGAGTAACTTCTTTAAATGCTTCATCCCCGCCAATAGCGTTTCTTACCTCTACTCCATCTTCAGGTGTTAATCCAGCAACAGGTGCTTGCGATTGCTGTGCAGCATTAACATAGTTTTCTACTACAGCTTTAGGAACATTAAAAACTTCGGCTAAAGTATCAAAGTTTTCACTAATATCTTCACCGCTATCAGCTCTTTTCATAATATCTGCCATATCTAAACCTTTTTCTGCCAAAGCTTCTACATATTCTTTTCCGTATAACTCAGAAGCCGTTTCTGCCGTATAATTTTCGTCAGGTTGATTTGTAGTTGGTGGTTCTGCTGGTGGTTTTTCCTGTTGTTGCCCAACACGTTTTTCTAATTCTGTATAAGCTTTTTCTAAATCTTCCTGAGTATTGAATTTTCCTAAAATTTTATTATTAGACTGTGCAGCCTCTTGTTCTTGAACAAATTCTTCCAATAAATTCTCTTGCCCTGGTGCGACAATACCTTCTAATTGTTCAGGTGTAGAAATTTGAGGACTGTTTGGTGTTTCGGTCATGGTTATTCAGTAGGTGTTTCTGTTGGAGCTTGCATTTCTTGCGTCATTTTTGCCGCATTTGCAAGTTTTTGTGGATCAGCCATACCTGATTGCATGGCCTGTTGTGCTAGAGCTAATTGTTGTTGCTGTTGCATTTCTTGCATCAACTCTTGCTCGGATTTTACCAATCCAACTATATCAATACCCATAGAATAAGCTAGACGTTTTATTAATTCAGAAGGTTTAACATAAGTTGCTAAAGCTTCTGGGCCCATTGTTTGACCTAGTGTTTGAACAAATCTAACTAACTGCTCTAAATCATTACCTCTACCTACTGCTGATAAACCAACAGTTATTACTGGCTGCACTAAATCAGATGGTAATTTTGGCACTTTACCTTCTCTAGTTAAAATATCTAGTTTGCGAGCAACATAAGGTATTTGAAATTCTGTACTTAAAATAGAATAAATAGAACCTAAACTATTTTCTATTTGCAATGCCTGAAGTCTTACTTCTTCTGCTGTAACTCTTTCTGCATCTCTCATGTCGGCTAACATAAAAGCTTGAGATAATCGCATTTCTATTTGTTGTTTAGCCTGCATTGCAACTGACATGTCCTGACTTTTCTGCACTTGCAATGCCAATACGTCATTTGGATCGCCAGTAACAAAACTACCGTTAGCAGCCCTAGCTAAATCTGCTGCCTTTGTAACCCCTGACGGTTTTGTAAGAAATAAAACTTTAGATGACGCTAATGCACCTTCTGCTATTGCCTGGCATAATGCTTCAACTGTTTGTAAATCTGCTAAAGCTGCACTCTCTACATAAGACACACCGTATGCTTGACCATCTACTCTTGTCATGCGTAAAGGTAGCCAGGGCGATCTATCTTTTGGTGCTTTACCTTCTGTTCCTGGTACAATTTTATTTTTTACTTCTTGATGCCAGTAAACTTGACTATCTCTCCATTCAATATGCGTATATAAACGACATTTCTTTTCACTATCTGGCTGATTGTTATAGTCATCTTCTTCTACACCCGCTAGTTCTTCATCCTCTTGCATTAACATGTCTTTTATAACAGCAGGCAATACTTCATAGGCTAATTCTTCGCAAATAACAGATTCCATAGGATTACCCATAGGATCTCTTGTAATCACAAATCTATTAAGATGAAATACACGCAAACCTTCGCTTGCTACATAAAGCATGGCATTGCCGCTAACTATCAGGTGCAATAAAGCTTCGTGAAATACAACCCTGTCATTACTGGCTTCAATTTCTCTTAAAACCATTCTTTCTATTCTGCTCAATGCTTCTTCTGTCGCAGATTTTTCATCAGGGCCAACACCTTGCTTGGCTAACTCCCCTTCGTCTAACGAAAACCTAAACATCTGTTGCGTTGGAGGTAACAATGCAAGCAACATACGGCTTGCAAGGTTAAGAACTCCTCTTGGGCCTATACCGTTCCAGGGTACAGGATAATTTTCTTTTGAATTATATGTAGGTTCTGCTGACTCTGGAATTAAATATGGCATTGTTAATCTGGCACAAGTCCTGGCTCGATCAAGATGATAATTTCTGTCTTGCTCATGAGTTCTATAGAACTTCTCAGCCATAGCAGTAGATGTAGAATAAACCATAGTTAGACAGCAATGTTTGCACCAGATCCAGCGTCTGATTGACTACCAGAACCAATTTTTAATGATGTACGAGTTGTTTTAGCACCTCGTCTTGTTCTGTTTCTTGTATCAACTTGAGCTGTTTGAGCTCTTCTTGGATCTTCGGATAATATTTTTAAAGATCCAGTAACAGCTTGCCCTCTGGCTCTGATACCGCCTAATATTGCTTCTTGCTCTGCTCTAAGACCAGCAGCTTGTGATTTCTGGCCTGCAATTATCTGTGCTTGCTCTGCCTGCATTGCCTGCAAACTTGCTTGTTGTTGTGCAGCAGTAGCTTCTCTTTGTATTCTCAACCTCTCCAATTCAGCTCTTTTTTGTGCCG